GACGCAAATGCGGAAGTTCCCGGGTCATGACGGCATCATCGAAGGCGCCGACCCGAAGGGCAGCGTTTGCCCCGAGGAGCAGTGGTACATCTGGGACGGCTTGAACATGTCCGAGAAGGACCCGACTCCGGGCGCCTTCAACGAAATCAACGTCGTCAAGAAGCTGAACCTCGAGACCATTCCAATCAAGTATTGGACGAGCTCGACCACGAACTGGGCCCTCCTGTCGGACATCGACAACGGGTTCAAGTGGAAGTGGCGCAAGAAGCCGAACACCCGTTCCTGGGTCGACAACGACCAGCTGCTGCTGAAGTACGGCATCTACGCGCGCTGGGCGCGCGGCTGGACCGACGCCCGTTGCTGCCTGTTCGTCAATGCGTGAGGAGTAGATTATGGGCATTTCTCTACAAGACGCGCAGCAGATTTTTTCTAACTCCGCGCTGCGTACGCAGTACGGAGTGGTGCTCCCGCCTGGGGCTCGTGTCGCCGCATACGTGCGGTCGACTGGGCTTCAGTCGGGAGACGACTCGTTCCTAGCAACGAACCTCTACTCCACCTTGGCGCAGGGGCTTGCTCGGGCACGCTCTGGCATGGGCGACTTCGTGGTCTGCCTACCGGGCCACGTCGAGAATGTGTCGGACGCGACGACCTTCTCGGCGGCGCTGCTGGCTGGTACCCGCATCATCGGTGTCGGGAGGGGCGCGGCGATGCCGACGTTCACCTGGACAGCTACGGCCGGCCAGTGGCTCGTGTCGGTCGCGGACGTTCAAATCTCCGGCATCCGCATCGCGCCGATCGGAATCACCGCCGTGGTGCTCCCCATCAGCGTGACCGCCGCCGACTTCGCGCTCACCTTTTGCGAGGTGGTCGTGTCGACGACGGCGATTGCACCGGCCAACGTGGTCACGCTGTCGGCCACCGCGCTGAGGGCGAACATCAGCGGCAACACGTTCCGTGGGCTCGCCGCTTCTGTCCCAACCACCATCATCACGGTGGCTGGCGCAGTGACGGACGTGACCATCTCTGACAACGAGTTCAACTGTCCGGCGGTCGCCGCTACTGGACACGTCAACGTTACCGGTGCGGCGCTTGGGTTGAAGATTTTCCGCAACAACATGTACAACACCGCGGCAGCTAGCACGGTGTGCATTTCGCTCGCGGCGGCCGTGTCCGACGGGCACGTCGCCGACAATCGGTTCTGCATCTTGGCCAACGGCGTGGCGTCGGCTACTGGCATCACGTTCGGAGCTGGCTCGCTGGTGAAAGCAAACCAGAACTACTGCTCTGACGAGCCGGCGCGCTCTGGCGTACTGTCGCCAGTGGTTGTGACCACCTAACTCATTGGGGCCCCAGGCCGCTGCTGGCGCCCCTGGAGCCCACATGAGAACAATCGGACGCAAATGGCCGGTCGGCATTGGCCCCGACCGGCAAGCGACATGCAGCTACTGCGGAGTGCAGTGGCTCAGGTCGCAGCTGCGACGCGATGCGTCTGGCAACCTGGCATGCCCAGACGATGCGCCAGGGCTCGATGTGGTGAGCTTGTCGGAAGGCAACGCGCGCCTGATGCGCAGCCAAGCGCCTCGGTATGCTGGGCCCGACGATGGCGCCTACGACGATTTCGCGTGCCCGCCAGACCCGGGGTTCATTGACCCGAATGGTCCTCCCGCCGAGAGAGTGAACGGCGGGCCAACGGGGCCGTTGAGCGTAGACACGCTGCTGTGGCTGCGCAGCGACAACGTGTCGCATACTATCCCTGGGCGAGTAGCTGCGTGGCCGGACATGAGCGGGTACGGCCGCAACTGCGTGGCCGTCACGGAATCAGTGCAGCCGTCATGGGCGGCGGCGGATGCCGCACTAGGCGGGTTGCCGGCCGTCGTGGCCACCGGTAGTCACTGGCTGCGAGCCGAGCCTTTCGGAGGGGGAGCGCCGCTCTGGGTTTGGCAGATACTCAAGCCGCTCGACTCCGACTTCGGAATCGGCATGGGTGTCGGCGCGGAGCTATTCGTAAACTGGATTGCCGGCACAGCGAGCCTGCTGACCGGCTTAGGCATTGGCGCAACGGTGGCGATGGCAGCCGGGGAGTGGAGCCGCATGATGTTCGAGTTCAACGTCGCCGGCACGGACAGGATGCAGGTCCGTGGTTCGGCCGCGATCGCCGCGAGTGGTGGCCAGATAACCCCGACTGAGTTGTCGCTGTTCAGCACTTCCAACGGTAGCCTGAAGAGCAAGCTGGCACTGGCAGAGGTGCTACTGACGCGAGGGCGACCTTCCGATTCGGAAATAGCAGACATCGAAGCCTACGGCGTGGCACGATACGGAGGAGGACCATTTGCCTAGCGCACAAGTCGAATCCGCGTCCAGCACCTATGTGCCGTCAATCGACGACATCGTGGCCATGTCGTACCGGCGCGCTGGGCTGCTCAACGCGCAGCAGTCGCCATCCACTGTACAGGGCGCCGTCGCGCGCCAGGTGCTGAGCGTACTCGTGACGGCGCTCGAGGCCGAGGGCATCGCCATGCGCGCGGTGCAACCTGGGTACGTCGTGATGGTGGCCAGCCAGAACCTGTACACGCTCCCGGAGACGGTCATCGACTGCGTGGGCAACGGCGCCTACATCGACCCTACCGTGAGTCAGGTTCCTTTCCAAGCCTCGAGCGAAACTCCGGTCATCAAGACGGACCGCGACACCTACCAGGGCTTGAGCTCGAAGTCCGCCGAGTCCCGCCCAACCCTTTACTACTTTGCCCGCAACGCCCCGCTGAGCACGCTTTACCTGTGGCCGACGCCATCAGCGTCGGAGGCCGGCGGGCAGATTCGCTTTCAGTACCACGTGCTACGGCCCGACGTGACTGACGGCACCAAGACGTTGCCGTTCGAGCGCTACTGGGACGAGTACTTCGTGTACGCGCTGGCTGGGCGCCTGGCCTTCGACAACTCGCTGCCGCTCGACCGCGTGGGTTACTGCGACCAGATGGCCGCCGCGAAAAAGGACATAGCCAAGGGTATGTCGAAGCAGAACGTCAATATGCAGGCTACTATCAACCACATGACCGGATGGCAGAGGCGCAGGCGATGACCGTTCAATACTACCCAAACGGCATCGGTGGGACCGCCCCTGGTGACTCGCTCGACCTGGCGCGGCCGCTCATGACGACCGGCAATGTCTGGTACGTGAGTTCGCTCATCGGCACGGACGCGGCCAGTCCAGCCGGGCAGAACCGCGAGAAGCCGCTGGGCACGCTCGCGCAGGCCGTCACGAATGCAGTGGATGGGGATATCATCGTGTTCCTGCCTGGCCACGCACAGACGCTCACTGCCGTGCAGCAGCTAAACAAGCGCCTCACGCTTATTGGCGAGGGGACGGCGAACGGCAAGCCGTCCGTGAGCTTCACTATGAACGCCGCGGCCTTGACGATGCTTAACCCGACCGTCGACGGTGTAGAGCTGCGAAATATCCACTTCCCGCCGTCCGCCCAAGCGAATACCGGCGTGAAGGTCGGGCCCAACGGCGGGGTTTCCGACCTACTCGTTCGTGGTTGCTACTTCGAGCAAGGGGCTACGGACCTGGCGGCAGGCCTAAGTGTGCCCGCGTCGCGATACCGAGTCGAGGACTCGACATTCATCTCCGTAGCGACACTCACCAGTGCACAGCCGCTGATGGCCATTCAAGGATTTGGCACTGTCACCGGCTTCACGATGCGCAATTGCGTGGTGTCTGCGGGGACGGCTGGCTTCTCACGCTACTCGGCGGTCGACTTTACTGCCGCTACCCTGACGAACATGGATCTTGAAGGCATAAGCCTGCTGCTCGGCGCCGACATGGCTTTCCCCGCAGCCGCCACGGGCCGCATCAATATCCAGCTGGCCACGGGCGGCTCGAGAGTGATCTGGAGCTGACATGCACCTAATCGCACCACTAGCCTCGGGTCTCGTCGACGCAGCCAATGGCAGCGTGACGCTCTACGAGCGCGGCACTACCATTGTCGCCAGCTACTACTCTGACTTCGAAGCGACGCAGCTGCTGTCGGGCCAGAGCGTTCTGCTGGATTCGAATGGCTCGCTGGTCGCGTACGTGGCTGTGCTGGTCGACGTGGAGGTCAAGAACGACCTTGGCGTCGTCGTGCGCGAGTTCGTGGCCGGCGCGCACGACGCGGCGGTCGAGGTCATTTCACCGAGCTTCACTGGCGTGGACTACACGAGCGGCGCAAGCGGTACCCAGAAGCCGACCGACCTAGAGCGCGTACTCGACTCGTGGATGGCGAGCGCTGGTGCTCCGGACTGGAAGGTGTTGGCCAATGGCTCGCCAACGACGCTCCAGGTGCTTGCCGGCAACAGTTTCATCAACGTAAAGGCGTATGGCGCGCAGGGAAATGGCGTAAGCGACGACACGACGGCGATCGTAGCGGCCAACGCGGCCGCAACCGCACTAGGTGGGGGCAACGTGTACTGGCCGCCGGGCACCTACCGCGTCACCGCAGCCATCAACCTGCCGGCGAATGTGACGTGGGTTGGAGCTGGCGGGCTTTCGACGAAGCTTGCGATCGACAGCGGCGCAGGGGCAGGCGCTGTTATTCTGCCAGCTGCACCCGCTGGGTCTGGCGCTGGCATCGTCGGAATGTGGGTCGGCGCCATCAACGGAGTCGTGCCCGGTGTGTTGCTCG